TTGGTCAAAATAAAGCAGGATACGGCCAAATTTGCCGTTGAGCGCCTTGGCAAAGAGGATTGGTCAACCCGCCAAGAGCACTCAGGGCCAAATGGTAAGGACTTACCAACCCCTATTTTGGGCGCATTAGCTGAACCTCCTAAATGAAATTTCAGGTTACTACAGCCATAAAAAAGATATTGGCGTTGTATAAACGCATAAGGATTGTTCAAGGCGGCACGTCTGCCAGTAAAACAATCTCGATTCTTTTGGTCTTGATCAATCAATCCCAGACGGACAAGGAAGCAAAATTGACGAGTGTCGTCGCAGAATCAGTACCCCACTTGAAGCGCGGTGCTATGCGTGATTTTGAAAACATCATGAAAACGCAGGGGTACTGGAAAGATGATTGCTGGAATGCAACCGATTTTATTTATACGTTTGAGACTGGCTCAAAGATTGAGTTCTTTTCAAGCGACAATGGAGACAAATTGCGTGGTGCGCGTCGTGATCGGTTGTTCATAAATGAAGCAAATAACGTACCTTTTGAAGCATTTCAACAGCTTGAAGTGCGTACAAAAGAGTTTGTTTTTATTGACTTCAACCCGACAAATGAATTCTGGGTGTTCACGGAGATCATCCCCAATCGTACAGACTATGAATTGATTATTTTGACGTACTTGGACAATGAAGCGCTTGACCCGCAAATCATTGCTTCAATCGAACAACGCAAGGGATCAAGAAACTGGTGGACAGTGTACGGAGAGGGGAAGCTAGGCCAGTCTGAAACTCGTATCTTCAAAGATTGGGCGATTATTGAAGACTTGCCACATGAAGCTAAGCTAGATCGCCGTGGTTTAGACTTTGGATATACCAATGATCCATCCGCTTTGATTGATATTTACAAATACAATGGCGGATTTATTTTTGATGAAAGTCTTTTTCAAAAAGGCATGAGCAATCGGCAGATTGCGGACAAGATCAAATTGCTTGATGAGCCAAACACTTTGGTAATCGCGGATAGTTCAGAGCCGAAATCGATTGATGAACTCAAAACGTATGGGATCAACATCATCGGCGCAACAAAAGGGCCAGGAAGTATCAATCAAGGCATCCAATTCATTCAAGATCAGCGTATTTGGGTGACAAAACGTTCAGTCAACATCATAAAAGAGTATCGAAATTACATTTGGTTGACTGATCGCGATGGAAAAATCACAAATACCGCAGAGGATGGCTTCAATCACACCATGGATGCGATCAGATATGGCCTCTCAGCGTACAAACCGCACACGATTCTTGAAGATTTAGTGGATGATGAACCAGAATTACTGTATCCTATGATTGGTTGCTAGGTATGGAGACGAAAAAATGTCTAAATTGTGATAAAGAGTTTGAAAAGCGTGTTACCTATTCACGCAATTATTGGAAAACTGCGAAATTTTGCTCGGCGCGTTGTGGCGCAACTGGGAAAAAGCACTCCGAAGAAACGAGAAAAAAATGAGTTTGACTAGGACTGGTAAAAAATGGCCCTTGAGTATGTATCCAAAAAGGACTGGGGCCAATAATCCAGCCTGGAAGGGCGGAGTGACACCTATTCATTACAAGATAAGAAATTCAACAGAGTATGCACTATGGCGTAAAGCAGTTTTTACTCGTGATGATTTTACTTGTATCTGGTGTGGTCAAAAAGGTGGTCGTTTGAATGCCGATCATATTAAACCTTTTGCTACATTCCCTGAGCTTAGATTAGCAATAGATAACGGGCGCACATTGTGTGAACCATGCCATAGAACAACTATGACTTACGGAAAACATAATAAAAAATAATTTATTTATGAATCAAGATCTAGTTGGCAAAATTGTCGCGCAAGCTCTTCAAGAGATTCAGTTTGCGCGAACATTCAAGCAAGGAAAGGTGGGAAATTGGGGTTTGAACGAATTGATGTACTACAACCGAGCGATCAAGTCGGTTGATGCACGCTCGTCTGTTCAGCTCGCGCGGATGCAAGAGTTTGTTCACACCTTACTTTCAAAGGTGGATAATCCTTTGGTATTTAAATTTACCAAGCGAAAGAATGCGCAAACCGAGCGTGTCGCTTTATTGAATGCGTTACGTGGCATTGATCAAAAGCGCGATCATTGGGATTTGAAAGATATCGTCGGAAAAAAGCAGGCGTTTATTTATGGACGATGTACGAATAACTACTATGCCGATTCAATCAATGGTCGGTATCGTCCACACCTGAACAATGTTGATGCCTATGACTTTTTGATTGATCCGGCTTGTGGTGGCATCGACTATGAAGATGCAGCAAACCTTGGTGATTACGGGGTTATTTTGAACAAAAAGCAATTGAAAGATGGAATCAAAGAACGCGGTTTTATCAAATCCGCAGTCAATCAATTGATTGAAGGACCTGGCAATTTAAACGACATGACGCAAGAGCAAACGAACAAAATTGCTCGAACGAACGATCAAAGTACTACAAGCCGTCGCAATGTTTCTATTTCGGGAGATCGTTTTCGTTTCTGGCGTTGGTATACGACCTATGAAGGCGTGCGCTATTACTTGCTCATGACGAACTCAGGCGCGTGCATCCGTTGCGAAATGACCGCAGATATTCTCCCGGTATCCAACGACTTCCCACAAGGCGCTTGGCCATATTGGGGATATGCCGCCTTTCCTGATCTTACGGAATTCTGGACACCAAGTTATTGCGACTACGTTCGCGAGATTTTCATGGCTCAAGATGTCAGTATCAACCAGATGCTTGATAATGCCGAAGCTATCAATAAGCCACAAAAAGTGGTGAATGTAACGGCTATCGAGAATTTGAGCGAGCTAAAATACCGTCGTGATGGTTTGATTAAGGTGAAAGGTGATATGGATGTAAATAAGGCATTTCAAACGGTCGCTGTACCATCCATTAACACTCCGATCCAGGTATTCGAGCTTTTAGAAAGTATTCAAGAAAAAGCCTCGGGTGTTTCAGCTCAAGCTAAAGGCGTAGACGATACAGAAGGCAAAGTAGCTATTTACAAGGGGAATGAGGAGGCGGCTGCGGATCGTTTTGGTTTGTTCAATAAATCTTACTCATTCGGATATGAACGCTTTGCCGTTTTGTACCAAGGCGGGGTCCGTGATCATTTGGTCAAAAAAGTAGCAATCGAACTGGTTGGACCAAGCGGCGTTGAGATCAAAGAAGTAAGCCGTCGTGATTTGTTTAAAAAGAATGATGACTATGGTGTGATGACTGAGGCATCTGACGCTCAACTTCGTGCTTCAAAGAATGAAAAGGAAGCTAAGGCCGCATTTCTTGTTGCTCAAGCGAATAATCCAAACGTCAATAAAAAAGAATCTTTTCAGGTACAGGCAGAAATTGCTGGATTTAGCCAAGAACAAATTGACCGTTTAATGGATGTTTCAACCTTTGGAAACTCTAAGATCATCGCAGAATGTGATCGCGACATTGAAGCATTGCTTGAAGGTGATGAGATCAGGCCAAACTTTGCAGCCAACAACGCCTATCGCCAAAAAATGCTTGAGTTCATGACTGATCATCGCGAAGACATGGATACAGAGACTTGGGCAAGATTTGAGGCTTACATGGATGCGATTGAAGACAATGTAACCCGCAATGAAGCTAGAGCTTTGGAGGCCGAACAAACGGCAAATATGCGCGCTCAACTTGCGCAGGCTCCACCGCCAAGCGCGCCTGCCCCTGAAAAGAACCTGAAGATGCCACAATTCCAAGCAGACCAACAAATTAACCCACAATATACATAAAATATGATTACTTACAGCATCAAAAAATCGGAGATTGAAGGCGGAGAAGATTTGATTGAAAAGGTTGGTGGCACGTCTACATTCAAGGCTTCCGACGTGAATGCAAATCTAGCGGCGATTGCTAAACAAATCCAAGAATGTTTTGCAAAGGTTGAGCTTGAGAAGGCTAGGTTGGCGAATATCGAACATTACCACGTGGATATTTTAAATATACCAGAAGAAAAGCGGTGTGCGATTGCTTTGTATGAAACCTGTCGAGGCACGATCAAGCAATTCAGTGATCGGATGAAAGAGCTTGAAGATTTTCTTGAAGAATACAACGAGGAAAGTAAGGAAATTCTTAAACAAACGGGTGTTGAAATTACTATCCCAACTGTCTTGAAAATAGCACCTGGATCGGCCGAAAACAAAGCCTAGTATGGAAGAACAACAAGAAATCAAACAAGAATCCGCCGAGGTGAAGGCTGTAAAAAAAGACTTGGGTGATTACATGGCGGTTGAAGGGTTGGCACAAACAGAAGGTGGTAAGGTTTTAGTGAATAGTTTGGTTGATAGTATTTGCTCGAATGTTGAATCGATATTATCGCTCGTCAAATCTCCTGAATTAGAACTTAGATGTGCCGTTATGAAGCTCGCATCCAACCTGAATATGTACCGGATTTTGAAGCGTGCGCCAGAAAATGCTAGACTAGCAAAAGAGGAACTTTCAAAACTCTTGGAAGAAGATAAAAATTGATTCTCGCTTGGCTCGCCGATCAATCGGCGGGCTTCTGCGATACTCAAATATCGTTTTGCTCCTGGGCCGAGTTATAAACGCCCCGTCTAGTCTCGACGTGAAATTGATTTTGTATGCCTGAAAAGGACAACATCGCTCCCGCTTCGGAGTCTGAAGTAATTGAGCCTGCCGCATCCAATGCAGCCGCCACTGGTGATGAACCAAAGGCCGGAAAAGAGGAGACAATCGGCGAACTCTTGAACACAGCTGAACCAAAACAAGAGGTTGAGACTGTTCCGTTATCCGCTCTTATCGAATTAAAAAAGACCGAGAAAGAGCAGAAAAGACAGATAAAAGAGTTACAAAAGAAAATCGAAGCCGGAGGCGTGGAAACTGAAACCGCGACGGACATCGATGCTCTCGTCGAAGAATTTCCCGATCTAGACCCGAAGTTTCTAAAGAAATTCGTGGCTTTAGCTCGCGCAGAGGCAAAGAAAGAAGCCGAAAGTGAAATCACGAACAAGCTAAAGCCTATTCGTGAAAAAGAAACGGCTGATGCACTCAACGCACGCTTTGAAACCCATTACGCAAAAGTTATTGAGGCAATGCCTGAATACGCTAAAATTGCGAATAAAGAGGTTATCAAAACGCTTTCCTTGTCGCCAAAAAATGCCAATAAAACTTTTACTCAAATAATTGAGGAAAGCTACGGGCATCTTGTCACAGGAAAAAGAACTGTAGACGCAAGCTCCCCACGCGCCGGAAAAAACGACGACGCGGAAGTGGATGCCGAGCGTGCAGCAAAAGATCCTGCGTACTTCAAAGAAGTCATGAGCAATCCAACGCTCAAGCAGAAGTATAATGAAAAGATGACTGATCGGCTGTACTCGCAACTTTAATTGTGTCTCTCGCAGTCTATAAACCACAGTTTGACAACGCCTATCAAGAAGTATTTTTGAAGGTGTTGATGGCTAAGAACATTGCTAATTTCCGCTTTGAACCAGTGCTTAAATATGGCGCTTCGGTCCAACGCGCCGCTTACTCGATTGATGGCGTGGTCGTTCGCGACACTGTTCGCGGCTCCGCTTCAACGATTGATTCGATCACTGATACCAGTGAATTGTTGACAACCAACATCGAAAAAGAAGCAGCTTTTTACATCTCGGATGGTGAAGTCAAGCAGACCGGACCATTGAACCCTGGCGAAGTCATCGGCGGCAAAGTCGCTATGAAGGTTGCTATCAGTTTCGATGCTCTCTTGTTCGCTGAAGTCTTAAACGCAGCTTATACGTTCGACACTGGTGACTTGACGACGCTTGTTTCAAACAGCACGCCAATTTCAGAATCAACCACCACCGTCCCACAAATGGTGACAATGATGCCTGCTAAGCTCCGCCGCAACAACCAGACTTTGACCAATCTTGCATTTGTCACAGACTCATTTGGTGCCGGTCTCATGTCTCAATACTTGCTCGGTAAAAATATTGACCTTGCTGGCTCCGTCTTTAAGAACGGCTACACGGGTGATGTTTCCGGTGCTCAGGTGTATGTTTCTGAAAATTTGACCGGTACGGCTACTCTTAACATGGCCACACAGCCAACTGATGGTGATACAGTGGTCATTAACGGTGTCACATTTACCTTCAAGACGGTTCTTGGTTCAACTGCTGGCAACGTTTTGATTGGTGCTTCTGCTGATGCAGCTCGTGCCAACTTAGCAGCCTTGATCAACGCCCCTGGAACGACAACCGCTCAGGGCGTCGCTCTCTCTGCCGCAAATCAGGCTCTCTTAAAACCATCTGGCATTTCAATGGTTGCCACCAACAACGATACGACGAACAAGATGACGCTTGTTGCTGTTGGATCTGGTGCCTTGACCTTGTCGGAAACGTTTACCGATGTGACTGATGCTTGGTCATTGAACGCTATCCATGCTTACTTTGGTCGCAAAGGTGCCATTGACGCAGTCATGCAAGATTTGTCCGAAGTGGACATGCGCCCAACGGCTGATCGCCGTGGTACGAATGTGTTTAGCTCTTACCTCGCTGGTATCAAAACCTTCGCAGACGGTGCTAAGCAGTTCTTGAACGTCATCTTGGCTCGCTAAATAGTTTCTGATGCCCACCCTGGCTATGCGCTGGGGTGGGCATTGGGCTAAATAAATCTATGTGACGAATCTCGGCCAGGCTGGTGCCGGTACGACTGTCATGCTTGCTGCAACAGATGCGAATACGACGAAAGCAACGGGTGGAACGGCACTTTCTGCCAACACGAAACGTTCGCTTACACTCAACGCTACAGCGGCCAATTTGGTGGTTGCTGCTGGTGATCGTTTACTCATTCGTGCTGCTGCAACAGGTACGCTCGCTGGCGCCGTTACGGTGCCAGCGTACATGCTTCGTTTCAATCCAACGGCTCAGGTCTAGTTTCTCTCTTCATCCTCTAAGAAATTGGGGGATGGAATGGAAAAATTATGAATTTTAAAGGTGGCAAAAAAGAAATGAAATGCGTTGTATGCGTTGAATCTTTTTTTGTATATCCGAGCAGAATAGATAGAAAATTCTGTTCAAAGAAGTGTGCTTATAAGAGCAATGAAAGATCCGCTAAAATTGTGTCTCAAAGACGACTGAACGGCAGCTATAAAGTATCTGAGTTAACCAAGGCCAAAATGTCCGCTTCTCATAAGGGCGTTCCGTTATCAAAAAAACATAGAAAGAATTTAGAGGGACGCCGTCCTTGGAATGCACGTGGTATGTCGCAGGAAGAACGCAGTTGGGTAAAGAATAAAAGAAACCGTGTCGTTAAACGTTTAAAAACGAACGGTCTCTCTCATACTTTTGGAGAATGGGAAAAATTGAAGGCGCGATATGGTTTTTCATGTCCATCATGTCAACGGGTTGAACCTCAAATTAAGTTAACCGAGGATCATATTATGCCTTTATCTAAGGGCGGATCTGATATCATAGAGAATATCCAACCACTTTGTCAGTCGTGTAACTCAAAGAAACACACAAAAGAAATTAAATTTTTAACACCAAAAATGTGACAACCACCGAAATAATCGAAAATTTTGAAACCTATGTCGATGATACGACTGAGTTGTCATCGGTTCAGGAATTGACGCTTTTGAACAAAATTTACCAAAAAGTCATGAGCTTCAAGTCATGGCAAATTTTGAAAAAAGAAGCGAGCGGTTCAATGTCAACAACAACGACCATTCCGGTACCTGATCGTTTTCGTAAGTTTGTAGAAAACAGAAACCTAACAGATGATGCGCAAGCCGCCGAGTTTAATGCGCGACCAATTGGTATTTTGATCAATGGGACGAAGTGGCTTCAAGTTGTGAATTGGGATGATCGTCGTCAATATGCGAATCGGGACGGTTTTGTTTATTACGATGCTGCGAATAACACAATCACAACCACATATCCGCAACCTGCCGGAGCTACGTATTCATTCGATTATATCCAAAAGCCATTAGATTTAACTGATGGACAATCTCCGATCTTCCCTGAAGAATTCCATGCGATGATTTTTCACGGAATGGCCGCCGAAGATATGATTATCCAATTGTTTGATAAAGCACGAAGTTACGCAGATGTAAATTCGGGTAATTATCGTAGTTATCTAGCGGATATGTGCATGTGGGACGCTAATCTTTATTGCAATTAAATATGGACTTCACCATACCAGCTTTTATTTCGGGGGTTCATAACCTCATTGACCCTGAGAATATCCCAAAAGACGCCGCACAAAACGCGGTCAATTTTATTACAAAGGATGGTAAGCAAGTTCTTGTCCCTGGCCGTCAGCTTTTGGGCGCCGCTGGTACGGTTGGCGGATCGACGGGCATTAATAAATCTTACAAAGTTAACGGGGACACTCTTTTATTTCAAAAACGTGGCACAAAGATTCAGTATTGGGACGGTTCCGCATGGGCGGATTGTATTACCGGACTTTCTGCTACTGACAATTATGTTTTTGCCAATTACTCGTCATTGGCTGGTGCGTTTACGATTATCAGTGGTCCGGGTGGCCTTTGGAAAGTGGTAAACGCAAATCCGGGAAGTCCGATTGATTGCTATGATGCAACCAAGAATTTCAAGGGGTATCTTTTGATTGATCGCGGCCGCTCTATTTTGTGGAATCGAACAAAAGATAAAACGGGTCTGTACGGCTCATATATCGACCGTCAAAATTCAACCGTTTACACCACGGTCACAGCAGAAGCCATTGGCGCATTGGGATCAACGACATATTCTGGCACGCTGGCCTTCAAGGGCGGATCTTCGTATCGCAATTGTTTTGGTGTTTCTTTTGTTGGCAACACCGGTGCCGGTCTTGAGACGTTTACGGATAATTATGACGGCACTTTGACTTCCGATAAGGGTGGAAGCGGAACGATCAACTACGCCACCGGCGCATATAGCATTACATTCAACGCAATCACAACCGGTGCAGTTACTTCTGATTATTCCTATGAAAATTCAACGGTGCATTCAATTCTAGATTTTACGCACTCAAGCACGCGCCTAGCTGGTGAGGGCTTTCAATTCCCACAAGATGAAGGTGGCGATCCGATTCTGGCTGTTTTGGTGGGTCAGGATGGGGCCTACTACTCCCTCAAGGAAAAATCGGCCTATTATCTTTCAATCGACGCCGATGATCTTGGTGCAACAAATCAGGTATACCGCAAAGAGATGGGTTTGCCTTACTTTCGCGCAGCTATCTCAACGAATAGGGGTATTCTGTTCATGAACACCGTCAATCCGACGAAGCCGGAAATGACGATTTTGCAGCGGAATACGGTATCGGGCGATATTGAGCCGAAGATATTGTTCAAACATTTCAAGTTTGCTGATTTTGTCTATGACCAGTGCGCATTTGGTACATATGATCGGTATATTTTAGTGTTTTGTCGGACTTCTGATTCGGTTTCAAACGATCGGATTTTGCTTTGCGATATAGAAGCCAAAACGGTTGATATCGTAGCGTATACGGGCAATATGAGCGTCCAGGACGAAGATATCCTGTATGTAGCCGATTCAGTTAGCTACTCAATGTATGACACATTCAGCGGTTTTGATGATCTTGGCAACATCATTGATGCTTTCCGTGATGGAAAGGATGAGATGTTGGGAACGGATTACCTGAAGAAAACACGTCGTTTGCGCTTTAAGGGGCATATTGGGGTGGATCAAAGCGTTGGTGTGTATATCAATCTCGATGAAGCTGGATATTTTAAGGTTGGTACCATTGTCGGCTCGGCGAGCTATGTAAACCGCTCAGATTCTCAGGCTATTGGCGGCCGGTTTATCGGATCCGGCTTGATTGGTGGAGATGATGTATCAAATGCATTCGGTTATTACATGGAAATGAAGATTGGCACTGGAAAATATCGAAAAATTTCGATCCGTGTCATTCCTGAAGGGATCGGATACTTCGACTTTGATACAATAACCCTATGGGACAATCTTTTGTTTGAAAATCGTATCCCTAAAGCGTATCGACAAAAGCAGCAAGTGAGCCTCGATGGCACTCAAACTGATCAATAAAAACATACTATTATGGCAACCAACCTAGGAAAAATCATTGCAGATTTCCAAACGTCACTCGCGACTGAAATCGCGGTCGGCGGAACGACGGCTACACTTCAGAGCGCAACCGATGACGACGGGGTGGCTTTGCCTGCTGGTGTCTACTTCTTTACGCTTGACGTAAACAACTCTCAAAAAGAGCACATCGTCGCGACATTATCCGGGACCTCGTTGACCGGCATCAGTTCAGTGTCTCGCCAAGGCGCGCAAACGTCCGGCGTTGTGCGCAAACACCGTGTTGGGGCATCGGTTGAGATCACGGACTTCGCACATATCAAATATATCAATGATTTATTGGATGGAACGACATATCTCAACGCATCAACGCCTCTCAGATATGACGGGACCGCGACTATTAACAACGACAACCAGCTTGCAACTAAAGCATATGTTGATGGGGTAGCTGTCGCTGGTGCGCCTGATGCATCGACTACAGTCAAAGGTATTGTAGAGATTGCGACTGGTGCAGAATTGGCCGCCGGTACAGGTACGGGCGGGACTGGTGCAGTCATTGTGCCTGCTGGCAGCTCATTCAAGAATGCGTCAGCAGGTGCGGGTGACGCAAACAAGGTCCCCGTCTTGAATGCAAGTGGTGTCTTAGACCAAACATTTTTGGATTCGGCCCGTACATGGGGCGCGGTTCAGTCGTTGACGGCTGATAACGCACAGATCACGTCTGATGCGGATAGTGCAAATGATGCGGTACGCCAATCCTATTTATTTGCCATTGAAAATCAAAATCGCGGCATTGGCACTGCTGGTGAAACTTTAGCGGCTGGTGATTGGGTTTACCTCAAGGCAGCTGATAGTAAGTTATGGAAAACGGATGCAGACGCGGACGAATCAACTTATTCCGTGGTTGGCGTGATCGTTTCTGGTGGCGCCGCTGATGCAACTGTTTATTTTGTGCGTCCAGGCGGTATCATCACGGGCCTTTCTGGCTTGACCGCTGGTTCGTACTACTTCCTTAGTGGAACAGCCGCAGCGATTGCGGTTACGCCACACGCAACTCGGCCAGCCAAGGTAGCTCAAGCCCTATCAACTACATCGTTACGTGTCATTGAACCTCGTTTTGTACGACGTGGGACCACTACAATTAGTGCGACGGGTAATACAACGATCACAACCGGCTTTTATCCTATGGTTGTGCGTGTTTCGGCTTGCGGCGCTTCTGCGACCACCGGGTATTCTTATGGTGATGATACGAACAATTGCGCTCAAGTACGTCTATCCGGTACGAGCAATATTTCAATTGCCGTGAATAACAAGGCATGGAGCTTGTACAATGCAAACACCCCGGCATTGAACAATGAAGGTTCTATCGATACCAAAACACAAACTGGCTTCAACTTCAATTGTAGTACGCGCAACGTTGATGCCGTTCTTCAATGGGAAGCAGAAGGCTAAAATTAAAATATCTATATGGCAACTCCAAAAGACCCAGGTCTAGAAGCTCAATTGATAGCCATGGGGGCAAAAAATGCCTCGGCTGATCCACTTACTCAAACGATGGCTGTTTCCAAGCTCTCGCCTGGCGTTTTGGTACCCGGTGCAACCACTGGTGCAACTCCGGGAGGGCAGGGTGTCGCTTCAGTGCCTACACAGATTCAAGCAATTACGGGAAATAATGGTTCAAAAGAGAACCAGGCATTTTTGGATCAACAAGCATTTCTAACACGCACTAAGAATGGCACAGATTTGACCATGGAGGGCGCGCAGCCCGCCGCGCCTGTTGTGACGCCTAATTCGCAACCTGGCGTCTCAGGTGGCAATTTAGCGACAAATGCAACGGCTGGTCAGGTGTACTCAGGGATTGGAGCAGAGAATGCGGATTTGCAAAGTGCCTATGATGCGCAAGGCAATCTAATCAAAGCAACCCAAGGCCCAATTGATGAACAAGCTATTCGTGAAGCAACACTTGCCAAATTCCAAACACAAATCAGTGCATTAGATCGTTATTACGCTGAACAATTGAAGAAAAAACAGGCCGCAGAACAATTGGCTAATCAAGGCCGCCTCGGTACGAGTGCTGCAGTCCAGGCCCGTCGTGGCACAATTGGTTCAGACTTTGGAAACGCGCAAACTGACGTGATCAACCAGAACAGCCAAGAGATTCAAAATTCTATCGCGGATCAAGTAAATGCTGAGCGCGAAATGCAGGTTCAGGCTCTTTTGGGTAATGCTCGAAAAGAGGCTGATGCAGAAATTGCCGCTAAACAAGCAGCAAAAACGAAGGGCGCACAAGATTATATCGATTTTCTAAAGGGTGCGGCTGAACGTAAGGATCAACGTGTTCAGAGCGCACTTGCAAATGTAATCGCAAGTAACTTGCAGGAGGACGAAACGACGTTGAAAACACTTGCTAGTCAACTCGGTCTTGGCATTGATGAAATCAAATCGAGATTGAAGACCGCTAAGGCCACTGCCGCAGCTGATGCGGCAAAGAACGCGCCGAAGCCGATTGAAGTTAATGGCGTTTTGTATCAAGCCCAAGCCGATGGTTCATACAAGGCCGTCACACCTGTCGCTGAAGAAAAACCAATCGTGGTTGGGGGTGTCGCTTACTCCAAGCAAGCTGATGGTTCGTATAAGGCGATCACGCCAAAAGCTGAAGTTAAGCCTATCAATCGTGTAGTGAATAAAGTTTTGCAAGTTTCTTTAGATGGTGGGATTACTTGGGCGCCTGCGAAGGGTGGCGCAGCTCCTACGGTCCCGGCACGTCGATCTTCCGGCGGGGGTTCAACCAAGGTGAGTGTCGCCCAGGCGACGCGGGACATGACAAAACAATTGTCTACCCTAACAGGATCGGATGGCTTCGTGTCACCTGACACGTATCTCGTAGCTCGTAATGAATGGATTGGTTCAGGGCTAAACCCAACAGAATTTGACAATAAAATGAAAGGATTCGTTAATCCAAACAATGCGAATTACGTAACCAAGAAACAATAAACGTATGTTTGAAGTATTGGCAGATAAAATAAAGAATGGGGGTG